TTCGGATCACCGTATCGTCTTTGCAGAACAACTGGCTTTTTTGTAATATCAAGATCGTTGTCAAGAACATTCCTGTAAACTTGCCACATTTTGGCCATCACTACATTACCATTTGCATTTGCATTTGATAAAAGAGAATGAGGGGTATTAAATCCAGCAGGGAATATAAACTCGTCCGCGTCTAATACGTATATCCAATCTGATTTTATCGTTTTTAAAGCTTTATTTATATGCCCAGCTTTGAGGTCGTCGTCCATCATGTCCGGAAAAGTAAACTCCTCAATCTCGACATTCCGCGCGTTATTTAATATATCCCTTGTGCCGTCGTTCGTGTCGCTATCGAGTAACACGTGAATTTTATCAACATAGTCGTAATGACTTAAAAAAAACGGCGCAAGAAATTCTTCGTTATACCAAACTGTCAAAATTTTAATTTCCAAAGATCGTGCTCCCTTTCCCTTCCATGGAATTGCTATCCTCCTGGTTATCGCCTCTGTAGTTCCCAGGATACCATGTTTCGGCATTCTCGTTTATCATGGCTTCATCAAGCTGTTCTGTTATTACTTCAATTTTATCATCTTCCATATTCGGCAGCCCTAATTTTTTGAAAAGACTGAATGTCGCGCGAGAAAATTTCTCTATTTTATTTTTAATTAGTTCTCTCGGATAAGGAATGGCCATGCCGCACAAATTACAATATCTAGATACTTGATCTTGAAAATTCTCCGGAGTTCGTTTCCACCAGTCCGGCGTTAAATCATATCCACCTGGGCCGTCTGTAATAATATCTAAAGCGCCTGCGATCTCACAAAAAAATGCACCCTTTGGCGTGATTGTCGGACACCACGTCCGCTGTACCCAACAATCATTTATCAATTTATCTCGCAATCCAGCATCAGGCACTAAGTCAAAAATAGACAATGTAATAGGCTGATGCCTGCAAGTCTCTTGCTGTTGTTTATTATGCTCGTTATACGCAACAAAGCCAAAAGTTTGATCAATGATTGGCTTCAATTCGTTCCACCTGCTCCCGCCGGATGTCCATAACCCCATTTTCTCCCTCGGGAATTTTGATCGAATCAACTTACAACATCTTTCAAAATCAGGATACCTGAGAGGTTCGCCGCCTATGATTCCAATTTTTGCAGGCCAGTCTTTTAGAGAATTCAACGCCTCCTCCAGAAAGCTTAAATCCATGTGATACTTCTGGTCTTTCCGGATATGCTTATTGTATCGTGAGCAATACAGGCAATCATGTCCGCAAAAATTAGTTAATTCGATTTGGCAGCACCACGCTTCATTTATTGCCTTCATTCCATTATCCTATTTTTGCCTTTAAAATTACATGTAATTCAATTCCGCTCCGTTCCATGCTTACAAGTTCAAAATTATAAAAATAATTAGAATCCCTTTGATAAGGATCAGCAATTACCGCCCTGACCATAGCCTCGTTCCACCAGCTTAAATGATCAGGGAAAAACGCCTCGTGCGTATCAGAATGAGGGACGCGAATAATAAATGTTGCCCCATCTTTACATACCCTCCATATTTCTGATAACACAAAATATAATTCTACTCCAGCTGGTATATGCTCCATGAAATGCGATGTGTATACCTCATCAAATTTATTATCATCAAAAGGCAGACCGTTCAAAACATCTCTAAGAACTTCTTGCCCATGAACATTTTTATCCAGGTTTACATATCCTTCCATTTGTGATACCCCACATCCGATATTAAGTTTCATATATTTCCTCCAATCTTTTTTTTGCCATATCTTGCATGGCCTCATTATCATTTTCCAGCCAACCGGTATATCCTTTGATCAATTCTTGCCGATCATTTTTAAATTCTATAAAGTCTTTATTCGTGAATCCTTGATAGCCATAAACATATTTCCAAAGGACATAATCCATGTCCCTGTTTTCGTTGCCCAAATGAAATGCCGTAACTCCTTTTATATACGCCCCATATTTCCCCGCGTCCCTTACTCTCTCCAGAAAGTCAAGTTCTTCCCCGCCGTATAACGTCCCGACCTTGCTTAATACGCCTATTTCGTTTAATGTCATTATCGGAAACATTACGCAGGAAAAGCCAACACACCCAACATGCGGGATTTCTATTATGTGACTTCCTATTTTTCTCTCTATGAAATTACCTCCCTGTTTTGCGTTATCATTTATCGATGATAGATATGCCAATCTTTTATCTCGATCCAATACGCCCATCATGGGCTCATTCCAGTTTTTTGGGACAACTGTATCATCGTCTAACTTGACGACATAATCAAATCCTTGGTCTTTTCTGAAGTTAAATGCAAAATTAAAGCCTCGATGACATCCAAGATTTTCCGGAGGGATTAAAACCGTTGCACCGCTTTGATTGACGTATTCCCTTACTTCTGGGTCTGGAGGATGGTTATAGACTAACACATGTTCATAGTCTCCTGTTGTGTTTTGCTTAACCGCTTCAACACAAGCACGGACTAAAAACAAGTTATTATAAACACAAGTTATAATTAATAATTTTTTCTCATTCATTACGATTCTCCTATATCTATTTTATTTAAAATTTGCTTCCTTTGCTTGTTCACAATGCTTAATAATAAATTCTCTTTGATATACTCAAAAGACTTTTTATAATTCCTTTCCCGCAGGCCATCATCAGACATTAACAATTCTAATTTACTTTGAAAATCTTCAGGGTTATCATAATTTATAATCCCTGGTCTTATCCATTCCGGCATATTAGGCGCTAAGGTCACGGCTCCGGCATAAGTCATTTCCAGCCAGCCGCAATTCGATTTCGAACGATTGAAATTATTGAAATCTAAAGGCACAATGTAGATAGCTGGGTTTATCTTTTTAATCGTTTTGAAATATAAAGGCAAGTTCATTTCAGGCAATACATTTTTTCTTATGATATTATCCGTGATATACCATAACTCCTTACCGATAAATTCCCAATTCCACTTTGAGCTATTCGCAACATTCCAAATTTGATTGCTGTACGGTAGTAGATCGCCTCTGTGCGTTTCGCTTCCTCTCCAGATTATTATATTCCTATCCGATAAAAAATATTCGAAAGGAAAAATATAATCGTTATGCGCGTTCGGTATGACATCGATTTTTTTATCCAACCAATTCAGCTCTTCCGCAATCGCAGGCGCAGCAACGGTTATAATGTCTGCAAGCTGTATATTTTTTATTATAATTTTTTGGGTAGCTCGATTGTAAAAAGGCAAATTAGAATTGTAATCAGGCAGACAAAATAAATTATCGTCAAAATCGATCCATAAAGTCACGCCCATTTCTTTCGCAATCTTACCGGCCTCATAATAGGCATGCGTATCCGGACGCTCTAAATATAGAACATCGGTATCCATCAAGATTTGCCAACTGAGAGTTTGCACGCCTTCCGCTTCAACTATTCTTGGGAAGACTCCATGCGATCGATAAAAACTACATGCTGCGTGCGGTTGACTACTAACAATTTTAATCTTCATTAACAATTCTCCTTATTTCTTTTTTTATTCCTGGCCAATTTTGCCGCATTGTAGATGCCGGGTTGGTTAGCAAATTGATCATTATAAACTTACAATAGCGTTGTATCGTTCTTATGTCAAGATTATATTTTTTTTCTAGCTCTTTTTGTGACATCCCACAATAATAATTCTCAAATATTTCAATCCAGTTTTCGTTTAAAAATTGTTTATTCATGTTATTTCTAATGTTGTTGGCTCGCTCGTGCAGCGGCAATTATATGATTCGCCAGGATGTTTTGCAGAAGCCGGCTCTAATAATCCTGTCATCCTTGCCCCATCCTTCCATGAGAAAACTCGTCCATCCAATTCAGCATGAGAATCTCTCACATGAGAATCTCCGACCGTATGCCAAATATAATTGTTAAAACCTGCCTGCGTCTGTCTTGTTTTCGTAAATTCTGTATATGCCGTCCCGACTTGATCCCTTGCCCAAAATTCAGCTTTTTTTACATTGCCGTCTGTAAATTTAACAAGATTTTTAGAAAGCGTCTGTATATTGCCGCCTTCCAAAAACGTCTGGCTTGCAAGATCGGAAATTTCAGGGATAAACTCTCGGCCTAGGCTACTGGCTAATTCAATATTATTTTTTATATATGTGTTTATAAAATCATCAACAAAAGGATTTTCCTTATCAAAAATAATCGGGATAATAGGTTTTGTCTTTGTTATGAGTTGTGTTGTCTTTATTGCTTTTTCTGTCTTTCGATACGACCATGAATCCAGCAACAAAGCAATTTTTTCAAGCTCGGCCCCGACATATCCTTCAGCAAGCAAAGACAATCTCAAATTTTCCTGCAATTCATTTTCTAGCGCGCCGAAATTATCAGCATCCAATTTGATCTTTTCCTGCTCTTGCTTAAACTGTTTTTTGAGGATAGGAATAACCATCCTGGACAACTTTAGAATAATATTCCTGAATAAAACTTCTTGCTGCTTCTCAATATGAAATGGAAATGTATTATCTTTTCTCATTCTTTTTCAACTTCTTTTTCGATAGGAACATCCGGCTCGTCATCATCTTCAGGCTCTACAATTTTCGGCTCTTCCAAGTCTGGCGGAAAACTTCGATCCATCACAAACGGCTCTAATCCTTTGTATCGAGGATCAAGATTTCGTAACTCTTCAGGGCTGGACTTTCCAACCGTAATTTCAATTTGATCTCTTTGCGAATTTTTCAAATCGACATCGGCCTGAGACAGCGGATCAAGTTTCCATAATGAATTAAATTCAAACTCTACTTTCAAGCTTTCTATATCGCTGTTAACCGCTTTCCATATTTCGCCGCTTTTTTCTCTCACAATCAGATCAATTATTTTAGCTATAATCGGCCGGATAGCGTTCTCCTGGAATTTTGCGATCTGAGCATAATAATTTATTGTGTCAAACTCCCCCGCAGTAACTACGCCGTGCGCTTTGCCAAGTAAAATAAGTTTTGGTATTCTTGAAAGACCGGCCAGATTATCAAATACAAAATCAAAAAGTTCCTTCATCCCTTCGATCTTAAAAGTCATCATTTCAAAACTTTCGTCTTGCGTCAAAGAAAAAACTGATTGCGTATCTATCAAGTGTTTTATTTTTGCCAACAATTCGCCTTTTTGATCTATATCTAAATTCGCAATAGCGTCGGACTTAAATATTTTCACAGCCATTGCCATTAAAATTGAATTGACGCTCCAGAGTCCTGAATCCTGCGCCGTGATAGCGTCTGAAATAATCTGAATTATAGACAAGCCACTGTCTAATGATGGCACTAACGAATTGACAAGCCATGTTAGACGCGATGGATGAATTTCTTGAGCAGCTATTGAAAAGCGCATTTGGTTATAGTCTTTTTTTGTGGGATCGTTTTTGTTGAGATTTTGAATAATAACTCTATCAGGATTATCAATCACGTTTATAAATTCAATCGTTTTTATTGCTTCAGGCATAGGGTTTGCCAAAATTTCGCCTTGCTGTATCTGGTGAGAGGTCAGACCATAATATAAAAAACTTCCTTTCGAATACATACGAGAATAACGGATTAAATTTTTTATTTGCTCCTGAATCCCAAGTTCTTCTATCCGATCTTCAACCATTTGTTTAATTTTCTGGTCTTCGATATCGTTATAAGTTGCCGTTATCTCGATCCATTCTCTGGTCGCATCTTCGGCCGGTTGATCTACAATATTTTGAACAAATCCATTTGCAATATACAATCCCAAATTATGTTGATTTGTTTTAAACTCATAGTTTCCGATCAACCGTTTTGTTTTATCTATGCTTGATCCGCGCGCTGTCATCGGATCAACAAGCGCATCAATCTTGACTTTCATATCGTTAAATTCTTTTTTCTTAATCCACATTTTTAAATACCAAACCTTTCTAGGATATTCGACCCGCCTATTTTTAATTCACGGATCAATGATGCCAAACTGTCTGCCGCGTCTTTCAAATCTGCGTCTTCAGTGTAATCTAAAACTTGAGACATATATTCTGGCTGACAATCTTCAGCAAATAACAATTTACTCCAGTTATATTTCACGAAAGACACGATCTTGATATGCTTATTCGCCGTTTCATTCTTGCCTATTACTATCGGATACAAAGCCGCTAAATCTCTTTTAGAAAATCCTTTGTCCGCGTTTGTCTCGACGTATAACGATCCTCCATGATATTGATTGCAGCAATCAACGATTTGCGTATAACAATCAACCACATGGGCCGGCCAGACCCACCCCCGAACATAAATTAAATTTTCTATTGTTATTCCGATCATCGATAATGCCGTTGTTGCCGCGCCCTCATAACTCGGATCAAGCCAGCTTGCTACAATCTTAAATTTGTCCGGCCACTTTACATAAACAGGATCGCCAAACAATTTATTTTCATCTGATATATGTTTTAACTCATAGTTGGAAGCGTATAACGACGCTCCTAGCTGACTTTTGTATTCCTGTAATTTCTCAGGCGTAAATCCTTTAATGGCAATTGAACCTACCGGATATTTGACAGCATCAGGAATATTTTTCCATCCATCCTCCGGATGCCACGGTGTGCCGGTGTAAGCCTTGCACCCGTCAATTGTTACAATATTTATCAACTCTTTTATAAAAAGAATTGTTGTTTCCCGCTCGGCTCTTGATATCCGATCTTTTAATGTGATGATATCATCTGAAAAAATTTTTGAGAAATGCGTTCCTGTTATACTTCCTCCAATTCCAAGACACGAAATATTCGGCTGTGCCGTAATTCGCGTTTTAGTAACAAGAGATAATGCTAAATTGCCCCAGGTATCCCCGCGCAATTTATCTATTCCTAATATTTCTTTATAAAGATATCGTAACGGCTCAGATTCATATTGTGTTTTTATTTCTTTAACGGTTTTGGACGCTTCTTTTAATGATTTTCTTATAAACAAAATTTGTTCATTCGGATTCACAAAAAGCAAGTGCCAAATTGCTCCGACAACTAAAATCGCCGTTGTCTTGTAACTGTTTCTATGCGCCTGCAAAGCATAATCAGTATTTCTTATCCAGCAATCCCAAATCCACTTTGAATGTATTTCGGATAACAATGTATATCCTAAATAATTTCCTAACAAATGAGGATACCGGATAAACATTTTTATTTCAGCGTCGCTTATTTCCATCGACTATTTTTATGTAACATCCAGTTTATAAATCTGTCAATCTTGCTTGATCCAAGTCTGGGATTGTCTTTGTTTTGTTCATGTAGCCAAAATGTTTTACCCTGAATTTTACGGTCGAGCCCCTGGCCAAATCAAAATATAACAAGCCGGTACTAGAATCATAAATTCCATCTCGCCTTTCACCTGAATGAATTTTATCAGAATAATCATAAGGTAATACCGAAATAAAACAAGACGCTTCAATAGTAGCAACTGGCGTTAAACCGTCAGATTGAAAAGCATAATCATAAACACGACAAGCATCTGCGGCCGCTGGCGTTCCGATTATAACGGTTGTGCCTGTATAATTTACTATCTCCGCATCTGTGACAATTAAAGTCTTATCAGAAAAGATATAACCGGCTTTGTGTATACGTACAGTATACGTTCCATTGTCTATGTTATACGACGTATCGCCGTTTGAATTAGTAATTTTACGCTCATAAAAAACAGTGTTTGCTTGATCCCAAATCTCAACGGCACACGCAACCACGTTATCCGTATTCTGGTCTTTTATATTTATTGTTATTGCATTGCTTCCGGACAGGCCGTCCCCAGTTATCCAATCTGCATTTCCTGTCTCGACTATAGCTTTAAGACTATCTGTATCTGTGTTAAAATTAACGCCTTTTGTTTCGTCGATTGAATTTCCTATAGTTTCCTGCTCTCTAATATTTTCTAATGTATTGTCTTCGAGATAAGGAACTCCCATATAAATTCCACGTCTTTCATCAGACGATAAAGCATGATCGTATATACGGATATCGTCAATACTTCCAGTTATTATGGTGCTATATGTAACATCATATTCCCCAATCAGCATAAATTCAGTTGATGTTATAGCCTCCGGCGTGCCTGTCCAGGCTTTTGTATTTTTGGAAACTAAATCAACAAACAATTCACCACCGCTCGCATCAACGATAAAAATAATGTGATGCCATAAGCCGTCGTTGATTATGCCTCCATCATCGCTTACGGTAATCATCTGAATATTATTACTATTATTTGGCACGTAAAAAGCCCTTAAACGTCCTTCAAACATATAAACATTCCAAATATCCGGTGTTGATTGCAAACCCTTTTTTATAATTCCAACCGGCGAAGTTGCATCAGTTGTTTTAATCCAGCAGCAAATTGATATTGGGTATTGATTTAATATCTCTGCTTTTTGCACTTTGTCTTCTAAATTTTCAATTGTTATTAAACCAATTTGATTATCAACTGATTTAGTCCTAGCTCCTGAATAATATATTTTCGCGTCAGTTCCATCAAAATAAAAATCAGCATCCTCAATTGCGCCATCGTCCCATTCTGAACTTTCCCCAATGCGCATAACCTGGTTCCAATTTATTATCCAATTTATCTTGTCTGTTGAATATCCCATGTAAAGCTCTTGATAGGAAAAACGTTTGGCAAAAATAACATAATATACACCATTCTTTTCTGTGACTGTGTATTTCATATAATTTGTTAATGGAATAACTGGCGTTGATTGTGCGCGAGTCCATGTTATACCATCTGGGCTTGTAGCCAATCCCATGCCGTTATGCTGAGTATCATCATACCCGCCATAAAACATATAAAATGTCCCGCCTTCTTCTAAAACAGACGGATAACTCACCCCCCCATCGTCCCATGTTCCAGGAACGTCTACATCAAAAACTGGGTTTCCAGCGTACTTTGTCCAGACTTTACCATCTGGAGACGTTGCTAATCCAATTTTGCCCCCTCCGGCAGGGCCTTTGTTCCCAGTGTACCACATTTTATAAGTGGAATCAGTCTCGTCATAAAGAACGTCTACATCGTGAGCTTTCCAGTCGTCCCATTCACCTTCTGCACCGACGTCTAACACCATGCCATAAGCTTCAAAGGTCAATCCACCATCTTTTGATATTGACAATCCCTCTCGGATATAGTCATCAACTCCTCCCTCCACTGCACTATAATATATCCACATCTCATCACCGACAAATAAAATTGACGGATCATATAAGCCGTATGGTGCATAGTCTCCGCCTTCTCCTGTCAATGTCGGAATAACTGGATTCCCACTGTATCGTTTTTCGTCAAAATTTTGTTGGCATTCTACGCTGCCAGTTCCATCGAAAGTTAAGCTTTTCCCTTTGACGCCTTCCTCAAAAGTTACACCATCTTCTAAAATTCCTTTGTAATCAGAATGGATTTTGTCATAGATAAACGAGCCAGATTTTTCATTAACTCTAAAATTTAAAAGCTGTCCTCCTTGCGCACCAACATAAGACGCCGCCGATCCCCCCCAATTAGCATTACCTGTATCGATTATAGCTTCGAGAGAATCTGTACTCTCAATAAATCCAGCCCCCTTGACTTCTGTTAAATGAGTTATGATAGTATCTTGTTTTGCCTCGGTCGCATCACCGCCAGTACCGGACGGGGCTTGTTCAAGTGCGTTTGCCGTATAACGTGAAACACCGCCATCACTTTCTATCAATTCATTTAACAAGGCAGTTGCGACACCTGGTTTACTTGCAGGGTCATAATCAACGGCCAATAAGTGATCTAAATGAATGTCGGATAACGCGTCGTCAGCTTCATTTTTGACATCGCTTGTTGATAATGTAGACCTGCTTGATATCGTTGCGTTTAAATTGTCATCAAGCAATTTGCCAATTGATCCGGCTGTCGTTAATGCGGATGTTAATCTATTCCAAATATCCGCAACCAAAGCCCCAAAGCTTGTTAACGTCCTTGCCCCAACTGCCCAAATATCTGCCGCAGTGTGACTTGATCTTGTCGCTATATCTGCTGATATATCTGCCCCAACTGGCGATCCTATGCGATCATAAATCAATGTTTGATTTGCTATTGTTGCCAAAGATGAGCCTGGATCATTTGCGGACAATGCATTTATGGCACTGCCATCAAGCTTAGTGTCATCATCAATCACTGCGTCTGTTATTTGGTCAATGTCGTATCTAGCATTATCTGACAAGGTGACTGCTCCGGATGCGTTATCAGTCACAGTAAAATTCCCGCGAATTGCGATAGTAGATGTTGCCGAACAGTTCGCATTGATAATCAATTGTCCATGACCTTCAAGGCTCATGCTATATGATCCTGAGCCAGCGCCCATATTTAATACTTCAATTCCACCTGAATTATGTCTCACGCTAAAATTAGAAGCATTTAAAGCTGCGCCAAAATCTAAAGATGGCGTTGCTGTTCCGGCCACAAACGATGAGCAACCATCCCATAAATAATCCCCTGCCTCGCCAAATCCCATATTGCCTTTTATAGTGCATCTTTTAAAAACATGGAGTCCCAAAATATTGCCTTGCATATAACAATTACTAAACAATGTTGCTATTGCATTCGTTCCGCTGTCGTTACCTGAAATTGTAAAATTAGAAAAATGACTTCCGGACATTGATTGACTATTCAAATCAACAAAAGCCCCAAAACTTTCAAATTGTTGATTTTCTTGAGCTGCAACAAAAGTAATATTAGACCCTGCCATAACAAAAAAACGATTGATTCCAAGGGAAGTGGACAAAGTATTTGCATCGGCAATTGTATCAACTGGATTTTCTACTGTTCCATTCTCATAATCAACCGTTCCGGCTGATCCGTTTATTGTATCAATCCAAATTGCGCCGCCTTCGTATCCCTGAAATTCTTGTATTCCCCTGAGGCGTCTTCCCGCTGAAGTTGGTATGTTATGCGTTGCCCCAGTCAATACTCTATCCCAAATATCCGCAACAGTATGGCTTGATCTTGTCGCTATGTCAGCCGCAATGTCCGCTCCTGCCGGCGATCCAATCCTAGCATAACTATCCCCTGTTTGTGCCGTATGACCGTCTAGAGTATTTACTTTTGTCAAATCTCCATCAGACTCAATACCCATTGCCTGGAAATTAGGTGGCCTTGTCCAAACAGCACCAGGAACACCAATCACCTGAATGTTAGCAGTAGAACTTTCAGGGCAATTTAAAATCAAATTGCCATTGCTTTCTGCTTGTGTAATATCAAAAACATAATAACCATCTTCAAGTTCTGTTGGATTTGTGTCATCAATAGCGTTTGCAGCTCCTCCATCAATACGCAAATTCCCAGTTATGTTGGCAGCATCTCCAGTTTTCGGAGTGTTGTCTGTTTCATCAAAAGCATAGACAATCCATTTTTGACTAGCTACATTTTTTTGCATTATAATTTATCTCCAGCTAAAAAATTTCTGTAATAATGTGCCGCCATTGTTGTGCCTCCAGCAGCAATATATTCATCCGCTCCAACATCCCACGTACTTACTCTTGATTCCCCCTCAAAGTCATCCGAATATAAACCACTCCCCGGATTGTCCGTGCCACCGCCCTTACATCCTGAACTATCTCCTGCGGCAAGATGGAAGTCTCCGTTTGCTGCATCTACAAAAGTAAATGTAGCGGAGTTTA